ACATTATATTGAAAATTCTATTCCCAAACATAAATGCGAATCAAAAATAAGAAAAAACTTTGATTTATTCTGGTGAATTTTATTCCCTGATAAAATTTTTAAAAGTGATTCAAAGCAGGGGACTGTTTTAAGAAACATTCCATAATACAATTTATAGTTTTTGTTAGGAATTTTTCCAAATCTATGCATAGGATTTTAGATGTGTAAAGAAAATTCGAAAATCTATTGAAATGTAATGATCGATTATTGCGGATTGTTTTTGTTGAATATTTTCAACTGACTGATCAGCTTCCTGTTTTCCGCTTCAAGACTTTTCATTTGCGATTTTAAACTTTCATTCTCCTTCATTACCTGCGCAACCTGATTCTGCAAATTACAATTCTCTTTTCGCAGATCTTCGATCTCTGCCTTAAATCGTAAATCCATGTCTTCGCTCAGCTTTCTCCAGATTGTGATTGCCTTTTCAACATTGTCAAGTTCGGATGTTTTTGCATCAGCGTTGTTTTTGCGTCGTGCAAAAAACCAGGCAGTAGATGCTGTAACAATGGGAGCAAGGAGCATTGTGATTGTTTCCATCTCGTTTTTATTTTAAAAATACATTCAGTCAGGATTGGCTAAAAGGACAAAAACCCGGCAGCATGGCCGGGTTCAGTCGAAAATCCTGAAAAAGTTACGATGAAAAACGCATTCTTCAATTGCATCCTATTTTTTTGGAACCGCAATTTGCTTTTCGGCAGGCCTTTGTGTTTTTGCCTCCCTGATCTTAAGAGCCAGGTCGACATTGGAAGCGTTTATTTTCCTCTCTTTGTCTTTCTGCAAAAAATCGGAATACAACAGCTCAAATTCTTCGTTTGTAAAATTCACCTCTTTTTCAAAATCTGTTTCCGGATCAATTTTTCCCTGGTAAAGCGGATCATAACGAAGGTCTTTTCTTTCTTCCTTCGTGATAATTGTTTTGTCGAGCACTGACTTTCCGATTAGTTGTTCAGACAGGCTTCCTTCTTTGGGTAAAAATTGTGCGATGCTTAGACGCTCTTCAATGCTTAGCGTGAGTGTTTTGTTCATGATTTTTTTTGTGTTTGTGTTTATGGTAAATCAATAATTGAAAGAATCCGGGGCGTAATGTTTCCCGACTGGTATATGTTATTTGTTCCCCAGCCGTGGACGTCAAACTGATATAAGTTACCGGGTGTCACGTCGTATATTATCTGAAATCCGACGGAGAGGCTTCCTGTATATATCGTAAAAGGGTAACGTCCAAGTCTGGCGGGAGCGTACGGGGTTGGTGGTGTTACCCAAAGCGAGAGTTCTCCGGCCTGGTTTGTTACCACTGTGCGAAAAACGCCGGAAAATACAACCAGCACCTTTGTCCCTTTTGGGGTAATTGAGGCGACCATTCCTCCGAGCTGTGTTTCTGTCGGGATCACTATTATTTCGCTCGTTCCTATAGCCTGAACGTGGCCGTTGACCGGACTGGATGGCTCCGCTGTTATGGTTATATTTTGCGATCCGTCAAATGCCACGCCGTTTATGGTTCTTGGTGTCGCCAGCGTTGCCGCTGTCCCTGCACTTGATGCGTAGTTCACGGATTTGTTGGCGTCAGCTGTGTTGTCTACAACGCTCAGCCCAACCATCGCCTTCGTTATTCCTGCGACCGTGCCTGTGAATGTCGGGCTTGCCAATGGTGCGTAGTTTGATGGCACAAAATTGCCGCTGTGCCAAAGGTTCAACCAGCTTAAGTACATTCCGTTTGTTAACCTTCTGATGTATAAATCATCGCTGTCACCAAATGCAATTTGTTTTCCGTATTCAGTCCCGTGATTTACAAACATTGAAATTACGCCGTTCGCGTTATTCAGTGCGATTGGTTTATTAATTGCTGCAGCATTGAATGAATCAAATCTTAGTACACCTTGCTCTGCCGTTACAATGTTCAAATCTGAAATACCTGAATTTGTCCCAATATTTAATTTTCTCGCTTCACTTGCTGTTGTTGAGCTCGTTGCGCTTCCTGCACTGGTTGCATAATTGACCGACTTGTTGACGTCCGCAGTGTTATCCACAACGCTTAATCCAACCATCGCCTTCGTTATTCCTGCGACCGTTCCTGTGAATGTTGGGCTGTTCAATTGCGCGTAGTTTGATGGTGTAAAATTTGCAGAATCCCAAACTTTGCGCCATCCTCCCCAAGATCCCGCTGTTCCGCTCCAAAGCATTCTAACTGATTGTTCACCAACAGCGGAGTAGTAATGCTGAACGTTCCCGTAGGTGGTTGTATTATTTGACGAAAAAGAATTTAATATTCCATAGCCATCTCTCCAGTTCGCGTTCCCTGTTCCATTGCCGGTGCAGTTGTTTGTTGTTCCAATTTCATAAATCAAATTCATATCTGAATTTGAAACAGCGTTATTCTTTGCGGCAAAAAAATTACTAAATGCTACCCCATTTAATAATGCCGAGTTTCCTGCCTGAGTTGCATTGGCCGCAGTTCCTGTTGTGTTTTGGTTCCAGGCAGGAATATTACCATCATGATAAATTTTGTGCCAGGTTCCCCATGTATCAACGGTTCCCTGCCTTGTCCACAAATTTCCATTATCTGTGAACGCCAGCTGGCTTGCTGCTCCTCCTGTCCAGTCTCCACTATTACCCCATTTTCTGAAAGTCAAAACTCCGTTAAAAGTTCCGCCATCGGATAATCCATTGGTTGAGTTTGTTTTAAAATCTGCAAACAAAGCTTTCCTGGTGAATGTGTTCGGGGTGTCTGCAACTGCCCGGCTGTCTGTCACTTCAATTGCAGCGTGGGTGTGTGTGTTTATCGCTCCAGTCAGCACCGCTTCGACGTCTGCCTTCGCCAGGTTTAACGCAAGAATCCCGGTTCCGGATGGCAAAATTAAACCGTTCCCGATTCCGATTTCCTGCAAAGCGCCGGATGTTACGGCATACCTTCCCCAGAGTTTTTGTGCCGCGATTGCTGTCTTTCTCGCGTACTGTGTGTCCAGGTAAGTGTAATCTAAACCCAGGCTCACGTCTCCCGTCCCCGCGTCTGCTCCGGAGTAAGCAGTGATTTTAACGCCGGAATTTGCCACCTCAAGTATTTTGGTAATTACCGCTATTCCGGCAGTGGCAACGTTAAGGTCAGGACGGCCGATACTGCCATCCTGAACCTGACTTCCAAATAACTGAGTACGCCCCATACTTTTAATAGATATACGTTACCCGGATTCTTTCCAGTGCTGTCGGAGCTGTCAGCATTGTGATGGTAAGCCCCGATATCGTGTAATCATTCCCTGCACCGGGTTCCTGCAAAACGCCATTGAGAAATACCATTTCCTCGCCGGCCAGCGGGATATTGGCCAGTGTAAAAATGGTGTTCGTCCCGTTTAAGGTCCCGGCAGGCGTTTCCCTGACAACATAGTGGGCAGCATCAATGTACGTTTCGTTCGTGCCACCCGTGACACGTCCGTAAATGTCAACTGTTGTTTTGTTGTAGGTACCTGCACTAACTCCCGAAGTGAGTAAGTCAATGGTGGGATTTCCTGAAACGCCGTCCCCGTTTGTTACTCCCACTCTTCCGGCGGTTCCGGCAACCGAACGGGCCACAGCCGTTGAAGCTCCCGTTCTTACCATTATCCCGTTGGTGGCCAAAGCAGCAATAGCTGTCAGGAGCGCATTTGCTGCCTGAGCAGAAATATCGCCAACTGTGAGCGCCCGCTGGGCGGCAGCGGTCATACGACCGTAGGCATCGACTGTGAAATAAGGAACATTGGCGCCTGTGGCACCTCCGTATGATCCGGCGGCAACTGCTGTTGTTGCTAGATCAATATCATCCGCATTCACCACAATCCGTGTTGCGCTGACGGTTCCGACGTTGAGCTGGTTTCCTGCTTTTGCCATACCCGCGCCGGCTGTAATCTGCCCGGCCCCGGAGAACTGCACAAAATTTAGTGCCGTTGTTCCGAGTACAATTGCGCCATCTGTTGACAAAACCCATCCGCTGTCAGGATTTACGGTCCCTTCCTGGACAAAAGTGAACATCCCCGATTTTACCTGGGAAGAAATAATGGCGTCAGCAGACCGGGACCATGCCCCGGCGGCAGCCAGGTAAATACCATTTTCGGATGCGGTTGTCTGGTTTTTAACCAGCACCCTGTCTCCGGCGACCACCGCAATGGTGTCAATCGTTTGCAAGCCCGATAGCGTGATATTAGCCGTTGTTGCTACCCGGACCGCCTCTTTTGCCGAGAATCCAAGTGCTGAATTCTGCACATCAACCAGCCGTGCAGCATCATTGGCTGCTATCGGCGCTCCAAGGTTGGTGATCTTAAAGTTCCCGTGTGACTGATCACCGGTGAAGGTTACCGATCCATCTTTTTTAGTAAAATTTCCAATATCCGAGATCTTCGAACTCGATATTGCCGACACATCGGCGTCCACGACGGCTAAGGGTTCAATCTGTCTTTTTTTAATCAGTGTTGCCATATTAAAATATTAAGTTGTTATAAACTAATGTAATCACATATCAAATCATCATCCTCTTCGGGCGCGACAGCCAAAACGATCTTACCGTTCGCTTCGGTATAATCGTCGTTCTCACCCTGGAACTGCCTGATCCCATTTATAAAAAGCTGTGTTGTTCCCGGCTTGTAAGGTTGTGCCGTTGTAAATTCGGTTCTTATTCCGTCCGGCATTTCTGCCAGGTGATAATCAATTTTCAACGTATTGCCCTGACCTGTTCCAGTCGTTTTTACTTCACAATGCTGATACCTGATGTCATCAATTCCGAGATCAATTTTGTTGGGCCAGCTGCCTGCGAGACTGATCCGGAAGGAATCCAGGGTGTCGCAGTTTGCGATGAATTTTGACATCGGTATTGCGACAACCTGCCACTGGTCATTGTCTGACTGATAGCCCCAGGTGCTGGTGGACGGCGACATTGCCACACTGCCTGTTTTTCTTCCTTCCAAGTACGATTCAATCACCAATGCCGAATTAAATCGCCAGGGGATGGAACTTTTGATGTTCAATGAAAGGATGCTGTCCGTTACCTTAACGGGATAAGGCGCTGAAAAAATCATTTTTGTGGCCAGTGGCGTGAAGTAAGCCACCGGCTGACCTGGTCCGGGCGCCGTATCATCGAAAGCCCTGACCGCACGCACACAGTAACTGTTGTTTTTGTCCCTGGTATAGGCAACGCCGTTCCCAAAACTGATGCAGCGTGCTTTTTTCCAGTTATTGCTTCCTGTTACCTCAGTGGAAGACCAGTACGTTTTATTTCCGAAATTGCCAATCGCAAACCTTCTGAAATACATCGCATCCAGCTCTTTCTCCGAAGGGAGAAACCAGTCATCGAAAGTTTCAACAATCAGTTCATTACAGTATTTTATCGCATGATCCTTCGCGGCTGCACCTGCAAGCATCAGCGAAGTGTTTACCTGTCCGGTACCAATTTCATTACCTGAAGCGCCGGTCGTATAGGTTGAAAAACCCGACAGGGCTGACCAGAAAACACCGGTCGCGGCATCATTTTCAGCCGCAATCAAACCTTTCTTACCCGTGGCATCCAGCCAGAAGATAACGCCTCCCTGGTATTTCTCACCGATGTAATGAAGGGGAGAACCAACTCCTGTTTCCGGACAATCAATTACAATTTTTATCCGCTTACTACCGTTTAACGGTTCGGAGGATGATTCAAAATCAACAGATACATATTCATCATGGGACTGTGTTGTTGCCCATTCCGCGTTCTCATTGTAAATATTTTCTACCTCCAGACCCTGCGGAGAAACAGCGCCAGGCAATATCAGAACAGACATTACTTCTAGTTGTGTGCTATCCAAGACCGGGCTCGCCGGATTGATAGACGGAATACCTTTTGCGACCTGGAGGTTCCCAAAACTGTCAACATATAACAGGTCAATCCGGGAAAGAGAAGGATCAGCACTCTCCAGCATAATTTCTTTTGCCCTGGATGTATAGGCTACCCCCAGAATTTTGTAACAGATATCTGTGGCGGTGTAGGTTAATCCCTGTTTCCAGAGTATTGCACCGCTGATGATCTCTGTGCGGGTATCGCTGATATCGTTGATGTCGTTACCGGTCTGAAGCCCATCTATATAATTTTTAATCTCTTCCCAGTTCAGTGAGCCCGGAGTCCCGGCAATAACATTCAGTTTTCCGTTTGCAACCGTTATTGTTGAGTTGTCAACCAGAGAGGGAAGAGCACCTCCCCAAAGCTGGGCCATTGACAGTTGTTGCCACAACGTGGCAAAAGGGCTTTGAACAGCCAGAATCAGGCTGTTAGCATAATGAGCTACCGGAAGCCCGGACAGTAACTCAGTCAAAAAAAAATCTGCGGGCACCTCCAATATCGGTAAGGGTTCGAATGACCTGTCAAGGTTCAGCAGCTGGCTTTCGGATGCAAGCCGGTATGTAAACTCGTAGTCAAACAGGTCATCGGCAGAGGAACTTACCACTTTCGAGCCTGAAAGTACAATGGGCCTGATCACTCCGTCAGCATCAACCAGGTACCGGTGTCCGGAATAGAAAAAGTCTTCTATCCAGCGGCTTTCATCGCGGGTCAGATAGCCGGTTGACTGTTTGATCTCCCAGTTTTTATTGGTCTGATATTCCAAAAGCGATTCATCACCCATTTCAGCAACCAGGTGCTCGAGCTTTTTGTCATCCTCCGCACTTCCTGTCAGTGATATTGAATCGATCCCACCCAGTGTATTATGCCAGATAAAAATCTTTTCCTCTTCTTCCGGATTTCTCAGACAGTAGCGCTGAATGTAACTGAGCCGTGTTCCTGTTACATCTTCAAACCACACCTCCCAGGCAATTGGGTTCTTCTTTTCAAATATAGAATTAATTGATGCCCAACTTACGTTGACTGTCTGGAGTTTTCCCGCAAGGAGCGAAGCAAGCAATATCAGGTCCTCTGTAGTGTCCCTGTAATAAGCTTTCACCCAAAGTTTACGAATGTCGTTGGCGTAAACCGTAAGCCATTCGGGTTGATGCTGCAGCACCTTTTTATCCTGTACCTGCCAGGAGAGAAAATGATTGTTTGTAAACGATACGGCCGGTTCCTGAAGTTCTGCCACGCCACCTTTGACCACCCTGAACGCAACAGCCACATCGTCAATGGTAGCAACGAAATTGGCCACTCCGGAAGGTTGTTCTGTAACCAGGGCAGTGCCCGGTAAGCTAACCGACAGCACTTTGTCAATTATTGCACCCAGATCAACCTCGACAAGGTTATCTGCACCGGGTTGGTAGGTCTCATTCAAAATCTGCTCCTCACCACAGGCCAGCTGTATAGAAACAGCCACAGCAGAAGTGATGATCAGTTTTTTGAGGTTCCCGGCAAAAGAAAGTGAATCGGGTTGCTGAACGATTGTACTCATGCTCCTTTTTTTTCGAAAAGTAGCACAGGGTCACCGGGCACTAAAGGACAAAAAACTGGTTGAAACTGTCTTCAAATCCAGTTATCGAGTTCAACAATGATCGTTTTTTCAGAACTAAACTCTGCATTTACGCTGTCGATAATGCGGTCACGGCCATTGATATTGATCTTTTCGGCCATGTCGATATTTTTTATTCCAGCCGAAGGCATTACAAGATAGGTCTGTACCCATTCCCGGTTCATCAGCCAGGCAAGTTCATCTTTGAGAAACTGGTTGAACAACCCCTTGACGCCATCAAATCTGAGGTTAAAGTCGGATACGAGCGCAGCACCATCTTCGGTATAACTGTCAAAGGTTGCCAGCGGATATTTATGCCGCTGGTTCTGAGCGTCTGTCACCTCAAATGCACCACGGTGGATCACAAACTGAACGGGCCAGTCATTTGGTTTTGTGCCGCAAAAATATATTCCAAACCCGCTGTTCCCCTTTTCCATCGTAGAGGGACACTGGAAAGGAACGGTTACCGGTGTCATTATCCCTTGCGGATATAACGGACTATAAAACATGTAATTAAAATCCCTTGTTTCAGTATGGTTTACGACCGTTTTTGCTTTTATTTCACGCGATTCAGCACCGTCGCCAATGATCAGTGGCCGGAAAAGACCGGCTGGTTCCCATTTCCAAACATCCGGATCGGTTTCCTTTTCTTTCACCTGAAGCTGACAACTCAGATACCGGTCATTCGATTGAATATGGTACATTAACCCATTGTAAAGTTGGCAGGGAGCCGGCAGTAATGAAATGTTTGCAATTTGATTCACATACAATTCCGTTTCAATGTCGTTATAATTACGGTCGGCATCATCCGTATTGCTCCATTTAATCACAAAACCTTTCGGATTGGTCTGAATTGTGCTCATTTCGGTATCGTAGGTCCGCATCGCGGAGTAGCTTTTACCTTTCGATTTTTGTAACAATGTCCGTTTCAACCTCACGTTGATTGCGTTTTTAAGCAGATCAATATCGAGCGTAATACCAAAAGTGTCTTCCAGTACCTTCATAAAATCAACGATTTTCAGGTGAGGAAGACTTCTTCTGTATTCAATCCGCGTAAAGCCAACCACCTGGTTCATTGAGATCATACTAAGCGCTGAAAAATCAGCCACCGTTTCAAGTTCGTCAATCCCTTTTTCATAACCGCTGTTCAGGATGATCTGATCAATCAGGTACCTGACATAAAAATGCAGGGCAATAATATTACCTGCCGGACCATTTGGTGTCGGCAGATCTGCATCATACAACTTTTCGTCATTGTGATTCCATTCGTTGACCACCGGACCAGGATATCCATTGGGCTGCCATATGATCTGGTTGCTGCTGCTGGCGTCATGCAGAAAGTTAGGCGCATAAACCGGGTAGCAGGAATAGGGCGATTGAGGATATTTCAGAAAGCAGGATGCAGACCATTTGTCTGTAACCTGGTGATGAGAGGTGACGGTTGTAAGATCCCTGTTGTCTTCACCTCCGAAATCAAACTCATCCATATAGGTTTCACCCGTTGTTTTCCAGAATTCAGAACTCTCATTGTTCAGAATGATTGCCACCGATCTTTCCATAAAAGTATCAATGGACACATTACCCCGACAGATAACGATGGCCCCCTGGCGAAGTTCAAACTTGAGATTTGCCGGTCTTTCGGATTTCTGAATCCTGAGATATCCGAATATTTTCCAGTTGGGCCGGAGCGGCAAAGTAATCGGATAAGAGAAAAACCCCTGTTGCTGCAAAAGCTGGTTGACAAAATTGATCTGCAGTTTTTCATCAGCGTTCATAACGGCTTCGATGCCATTTATTATCAGTTCCATTATTTTTTCCTGTTGAAGTTTTCAATGTCTTTTAGCGCATCACTCAGTGAATTACGGCCATATTTTGAAACCGAAATCCCTTTTTCAATATTGGTGTTCAGCCGTTTGATGACAGCGATTAGCTCCGGATCATGTAAGGTGGTTGCCGGAGCCGGAGCCGGCATAAAGGGTATGGTTGTTCCCCGGGAAGTGTATCCTCCGGAAGAAAAGCCTCCTGAACGGTTCATTGACTGCACCTCCGGGCGAAGATCCAGTCTTGAAAGGCTTCTGTTTCGCCTGGCCTGCTCGAAAATATTTATAAAGGGCTGCAAACGTGGGTTTTTGACCCCTTCCTGCGGAATCACATACTCACCTTTGTGCACGATCCCGGCAGGTTCATTCTTGCCGCCATCGCCTGTGTAACCACCATCCGCATGACCTTTTGTGCTGCTTCCGGTAAATGATCCGATTGCCTGTGCAACAACACTTGCAATACTTACCCCTGCTGAAATTGTATTTATTGTGACCCAGGGTTGCCCGAAAGTCAGTGGAGAAGCGGCTACCGCTTTTGCATTTGCAATGGCGGTGTTAAAAATGATCTGACCAATGGCTGCTGCCTGCTGAAAAAGGAATAATGCCTTTCCCAGGGCCGATTCCTTGCCGGCAAGTTCGACCAGTGCGCTGAATAATGTATCGGAAGCATTAAATATTGAATCCCCAATTTTCTGACGTTTATCAAGTTCTTCCGTCTTTATTGCGATCAGTTTATCGGATAAACTTCGTTCAGCTTGTGCTATTTTAGCGGCATTCCCTTTCGCATCTGCTAAATCCTGTTCGAACTGTGCCTGGGCCAATTCCGATTCGGCAGCCCACCGATCCTGATCCGTCTGTGCCGACGCCTGATCGTAAAGCGCTTTATCCATTTTCAGCTGCAGCTCTCCGGCCAGGTTAAGGTCCGCTATTTTTTTATTGTGTGCGACCGTCTTTTCAGCGATGGTTTTGTTGATGGTATCATTGAGCGCAACTTCATCATCTGATAAATTTTGCTTTTCAACCAGTTGCTTTTTCAGGCCGGCCAGCTCGTCTTTCCATCGCTTTTCTTCCAATTCCTTTTCCTTCTCAATACCATCTTTGAGATTTTCAATTTTTGCACCGGCCAGCTCTTTTTCTGCCTGCAAAAGCAGGTCTTTTACTTTCTTTTCAGCAGTAACCTGCTTTTCCAGCGATTGGGCATGCGCCTCTTCATATTCTTTACTGCCCACTTTGTACAGATCCATCTTTGCCCGAAGAAATGCGAATTCCTGCTGCAATAAATCGGCGTTGTACTGATCTTCGGAAGTTTTACCTTCAATGTGCCTTTTATTGATTTCTGCAACCTCGTTTTTATTGGCCGCTTCGATGGCTTCCAGTTTATTTTTAAGAATCTCCTTATCACTTTCACCCTGCTTTGATGTGCCGAGTTCATTAAGCTTGGTGATCTCTTTCTGAATGGCCTCCACCTTTTTATTCCGCGCAGCCACTTCAGCCAGGGTTGCAGCCGGAATTGCTTTGATGGCTTCCAGTTCCTGCTCCTTTAATTTAATCAGGTCCCTTGTTTTGCCTTCACTTCTTCCGTCCGGATCATCCGGATCAGAATGAACTGCAGATCTAGTTTGTTTTGCTGAAGCTAAAAGTGCTTCTCTCTTATCCTCAAAAATTTTGATTTGCGCGTCAGACAGATTCAATTGTTTCTGATAATGAGCAATCTCCTCTTTATTCTCTGACGACATTGCTTTTTTAAGTCCTTCACCATAATTTTTTCTGGCCGACAATATTCCGGAAAGCTGCTTTTCCACATAAGGAAGCGTGTCATATTCCTTTATTTCAGTGTCGAGCCTGGTTGAAGCAGTAGTTATTTCTTCCTGCCTTTTTTTGTAATCCGAAAGTGTGACGTTTAGCTGGTTGAATTCTGCATTAAGGGCGGTAACCTCTGCCTGTTTCTTTTTGCCATCTGTACGGTAACTCTCTTTTTCAATCTGTACCAGGCGTTCTTCAATTGCCAGTTTCCTTTCTTCCGCTTTTACTGCGGCATTGTTAACCGCTTCACCTTTTGCTTTAAGCGCTGCAAGCCTGATCTTTTCGCTGTAATGGGTATTGACCTCCGCCAACCTAACTGCCAACAGTTCATTGCTGACTTTTTCATTTTCGAGCATTCCCAAAAATCCGGGATATTGATCTTTTAGCTTTTTAATCAGAGTACCCCGCAGTTCTTCATTTTCGTTGGTCCGGATGATCGAACCCACGATGGCATTCAGGTTATCGCGCTCTTTGACAATTTCTGCGGAGTAACCAGTGAACAACATTTTTTCTTCTTCGAGTATCTGGATATTTGCGTTGGCGGCGGCAGCGGCTTCTTTCTTTTTCTGCGTGAAATATTGTAGCGCTGAAGCTCCGGCTATTATTGCAGTCGTAAGAAGACCAATCGGATTCAGCTTCATCGTATTGGTCAGTACCCGAAGTGCCTGGTTCGCTCCACGCAGATTCCCTGTTAGGACCATCATCGCTGCAGCCCATAATTGGGTGACCACAATTTCTGCCGTTGTGATGATGGCATGTGCTTTAGAGGCAATGATCTGACCAAGTGTTGCCTGGTTGGAGCGGTTGATCCACATTGTCTGAAGTTTCACGGCGAGCGTATAGCCAATAATAGCTGCTGTTGCGGTAATGATGGTTCTTCCGTAAACAGTGAAAACATCCACCAAAACCGAAACAAACTTTAAAGTCTTTCCAAAATAGCCGGTTACGAGTGACATCGCAGGAGAGAGCTTTTCACCAAGTTCGATTGATACGAGGTTGATCCTGTTCTTTGCCTGTGCCAGTTTGGCATTGTTGTTATTGGTATTGATCGCAGCCTGTTCAACGGCAACATTGGTTCCGGTTACCGCTTTCTCGTATTTCTTCAGCTCTTCAACATTGTTGATCAGGATAGCGGCGGTTGTAATATTCTCTTTACCAAACATTTTGGTAAGCTCTGTTATATCCAGGTTTTTCCTGCCCAGGTTCTCCAGCGCAGTTGTCATCCCAACGATTGACGGATTGATATCATCGGCTCCCTGCTGCAAATCGAGCAGAACTCCTTTGAGTGAGCGACCGGCAATCTCAGGTTGAGAAATCCGGGGAGCAAGTGTTTCGATGGTGGCAACCATGGTTTCAATACTTAGACCTGCATCGGCGGCAACGGTTCCTGCTTTTTCGAAAGCAGTGGTCAGGTACGGTATTTCACCGGCACCCTCTTTGGAGCCAGCCCCCAGTGCATTAATGATCCGACGGGCTTCTGTTGCCGGAACATTGTACTGGTTCATCACCATGGTGAGCGCTTCAATCGCAGGCTGAAGCGTTGTCTTGGCAGCATTACTTAAAATGATGGCTTCCTGAGTTACTTCCGCCAGTGCCTCCTTGTTTTTCAGTAACTCCGGGCGTGCCGATCCTGTCTTTGTGAAAGCATCCACAATCTCCTGGGCTCCTTGAGTTACCCGGATTCCACCTTCGAGTGTGGCGGTGCTAAGATCTTTTGCCTTCTGTGACAGCCAGTCGAGTGATGAACCAGCTAAGCCAGTGAGAGCAGAGAGGTTATCAACCCGCTCTTCATAATCGTTAAAGGTTTTAACCAAAGCCTTAAAACCCATGATCAGGCCAGTAATTGAAGCTACAGCAGCAGTAACCAGTGCAAAGTACCGGTTGAATGCATCACCCATCCTGCTCAGACTCCACGATCTTGAAACCGCTGCAATTTGCTGGTTGTGTTCTGCCAGGATGGTTCGAAGATCCCGTATGCGACGTGCATGCGCAATGTACTCCTGACTTCCGAGTGTCATCCGGGCCTGTTCATTCACCAACCTTGTCATCTCTGCCCGAATGCTCCGTACATCATTACTAACCTGTTGCCCGTTAATGAATAGATTGATCCTGCGGTTGTAACTTGTTGCCATTAATGTTGTTTTTTGCTAATTTACAGGAGGAGTATGGAGAGGGAAAGGACAGATTTTTAGTTAAGCCAAGAGCACAATAATGTCATATGCGGGTAACGAAAATAATTTCGAATAAAACGTAACATTAATAAAATTAGTACGTATTGAGGTTCATTTAGTAAAAAAAAGGGAATTAGGTAGGATTGTTTTGCAAATAAGCGAGTTGAAATAAGGCACTATTAAAAACATAGCAGATTGAAAACAATTGAAATACATAAAAAGTACTTTAGCTTTCCGCTATATGCTAGTTAGCTGTAATTCAATTGCCGGTAATAAAAATCATCAATTAAAAACAAATAACAATCAAATTTATGAAGCAAGAACAAAAACCAGTAATGTTATCAATTTTAAGCCAATCAGAATTGCTTTTAAATGAATTAAAAAGCTCTGTGATTAGCAATGAGTTCGAGTTGGGAAATGTAACCAAAACGACACAAGTCGATGATTATAAATTTGACCCTATTTCTGCTAGTATTATCGCATACAAGGTAATTGGGGTGATAGGTACGATAGGAGGTACAGTAAAGTTTATTGATTGGCTTTTTGAAAAGTTGAAATCAAAAACGCCAAAAAATATAATGCAGATAAAAATTGGCGAAACTAATATTCAGATTTCAAATCCAGAAAGCTTAAGCGATACAGAAATTGATGCAATTATAGCTAAAGTAAAAGATGAGATAAACTCAAAAAAGTAAGAGCAATGGACCTCTTTGAGAATAGCTGCACGGGTAGGTTTGATTCATCTAATTTTGGATTGTGGCTTAATTTAGATTATGCATTAACACATCCCTTAAACAAGGATTTATTTCAGTTAATGCTTCCTACATTTCACTACCCAATGAATGAAAAACACAAAGAGTTTATTGCATCTCTTGAGAACGAAGAAGATATTTCATTTGCAATTAATTGCTTTTCGATGTTTTCTCATGAAATGAGACATTTCCATGATTTACTAATTACGCCCTATGGTTCCATGCTTATGCGTCAATATACAAGAGGTGCCATTCTATCGCTAACTTGCCACACAGAACTTTCTATAACAAGAAATAAAATCGTAATCCCTCTTTCAGAATGGGTATCCGACAGCAACCTATTTCACAAAGCTTACTCAATTGATCCCCCAAGCTCCAACCTTATCTATTTGAATGGCGCTTTCAATACTATGAAACAAAAATTTGAGACATTCAATAAGGGTATCACCCCACTTCAAGCCCCTTTTGACAGCCTTGATACCACTTCGATTCTTGAAGGTTTGGCAATATTAAATCAAGAGTTATTAATAGAGAAAACATTTGGAAAAGACAAGGTAAGGAAGAATTTTAGAAGTAATTTCAAATCGCCATCTTCTACTTTGCGGTATTATGGAGCAATAAATTTTATTCTCAGAGTTCTTAATGAAAATGTAAGCCATGAAGTTCTGAGTTACCTCTTGTTTTGCTCACTATGTGGGAATTTTCAAGAGACTGATATCAATAGGGCTCGTTCCCCTAAGGATGTGCTCGTCGAAATGTTGCTATGGATTAAGAATAAAAAAATCAAATTAGCAGAGGTTGATGATTTCGATGACATTATTTCCATTGTAGACGAATTTTTTGATGAACAACTTGGAAATGATGTACAAGGAATGATAACTCAAGCGGCTAAGGTGAATGAGGAATTTGAAAATACAATTTCAGTAGACGTGAAAAGATATGAGAATGTTCATTGGAGTGCAAACGAGTTAATGAAACGGGTTCAAGACGTGTTTAATAACTTCCGTTTAGTTCAAGCAAGTTTTGGTGCGAATATTTTTATTAATCCTCTCTGGTATTGCTCTGAAATTTATTTAGAAAATCAATATAAACTACCCTCACCTGTTTTATTCCTGGAATCTGAAATAGGACTACCTATCGATGAATCGTTAGAAAAAGTATATTATATTCAGACTGAATCACGGATGAAATTTGATAATTTAAGAGACGAAGCCAAAAGACTAGTCAGTAAGCTTACTGATAAAGAAGGAATAGTTCGTTCTGCTCATATTCTTTCACCTCGCAAATTAGACTTCGGTGACAAAGACTTGGATAACAGAATTAATTGGTGGTTTGAAGTACCTGAGGTCAACGTTGAGCAATGGCAAAGGAGTTACGATACGATTGGGACAGAAATAAGATGTCTTATCGAAGGAGAAAATTTATCTATGAATAAGATATTGTTTGCCAGTTTTCTAATGAGTAAAGCAATAATGGGAACAGAAGTTTATTCTTCATCAGGAAAATTTCCTAGTCCGGATTTACCAGATGATTTATCATCCACGCTAATAGAACCTTACATTAGAGAATTATTTGGTGACAAAACATTCAGAGACTTTGTACTTGAATTAAGGAAGCAAAAAAAGGAGAAGAGGTGACTAAACAATATACTAATATATACGTTCCTTAATTACATTCACTTAATAATTATGAACTACAGTTAACAGCACATTTTCATTAGGCGGGGTTTCGGGCTCCGCGGACATTTTTGTGGTTACAGAAAGTTCAGTGCTCCGTATCAACATTTGTGCTAAAAAGTCCCGCCCATCGCAAATCTGCAAAATGTTAAGTTGTTTCTTATTTTTAAAAATATGAAACACATATAATGCTGTTAATGAATCATCATCCTTGTCGCATTCAACACTGCATCTGCATTAATTTCAGCCAGTTTGTCTGCCAATTCCGGAAGGGTTTGTTCCAATAAAGGGTTAAACCATTCATTTGGCAGTCGCGGACGTGGCTCATCTCCCCACCAGGTTGGTTGGCGGATGGCCGGATCTTCCGATTTGGCAGTGCGGATAACCATACCGCCTTGCAGTTCATATCCACGACCTACTCCTTTGTGGACAAACACCCCATGTCTTTCGAAAGTATAGGTCACCCGGTCGATTACCCCATACGATTTCTTTGTCACCGATTTGATACTGTCTCCCAGCTTTTTCTCAATTCTCCCGGGACGGTTTGTTGTTCCCTGTTTTCCATGATCAAACCAGGAAGTGCGGTCCCGCAACTTGCGTTGCACCATTGATGCCCATTTGGAAACCGCTTCATTTTGTGCTTTTGCATCGAAATCGCTACCGGTTATTGCCGGTATTCCACTTTGAGTTATTGCCATTAATTAAGCTATTTAATATTCCGGTACAACGACATCAATATTCCACATCTCAGGATTTACATCACTGCAAAGAGGCGAGGAGATCGTAAAAGTGCACCGGACACCATAGTTCTTATCGTTCTCATTCGCAATCAATGCCACATTCACACTTTCCAAGTCGAAATCCCGGATGGCTTTTACGTCCGGATTGCGCTTATCGGCTTTAATGCGAATGATGATATCGTCGCAAATAGTTTCCAGGTGATCCCAGAGTTGATGCATCGCATCGTAATCTCCAATATCGTTTAAATGTCCCAACAGCATAAATGCTCCGGAACGTTCTTTCATCACATTATCACTTTGCTTGTCCGTGAGCGAATAGCGGTAACCTTCCAATATCAATGCAGGATAATTTACTTTTTTAAGACCTGTAAGTACTTCATCGAGTTCAAAACGATAGAAATGCTTTTCATCAGCGGAATGGCCAATTGAAATATGTTGGGCGGCGCTGGTTCTGAAATATTGGATCAGGTCGGAGAATTTTGTGTTCATGGGGAAATGCGAATTACACGGATTAATAACGAATTGCACAAATTAGGGTCAGCCCTTACGTACACTCTCTTTATATTTGGTGGTGAGATGTCTTAACACTGTATGTAAAGGAAGTTCTGCATAGCGATCCTGGTTAATCAGATCATCACCAACCAATGATTCAAAAAGTTTCAACCAACCTGATTGATTTGGGCGGATGCCATCTACTCGGGTGATATCGGGATCACAAGTTGATGTCTGAAAAATAAGCGGATAAGCTTTTTGCAGCCAAATCAATACCAATGAGTAATTAAATGCAATTGCTTTCCGGATATCTAAAGCTGTATCAGCGATTTTTCCAATGCGGTTCGGAATTGTTTCGTTGGTGAATTTTTCGTTGAACGGAAGATAAAGCGAAGCGACAAAGTTATTCAGTGTCATTTCATCCTTGGTTGTTAACCAATCGTTGTAATACGATTCGGTAAAAATAAACTGACCGAAAGTCAACCCTGCAAGTTTTGGCTTTGGAGAAACGAAATCGGTTCCTGATATTTTATGGATGATAAATGCAGAATGCGAATTACCGGCTTGACCGACAAAATCAATTCCTTCAGATAGTTTGAAAAGTTCGAAAGGAGAGAGTTTTTTCAACAGGTTTTGGCTGATTCCGGTAAGCTCGGAAAGGAAACGGAATCCAGGTTCGGTTCCGTTAATCGTGCGCGAAATGGCAATAAACTGCTGTTCTGTCAACTCTGCCCAGGATGAAGGGACCTTACTTTTGACTTTCCGTTTGAAAAACAGATAAGGATATTCTATTGCGATATCGATCATGCCCAGAACGTTTTTTTGTTGGTATTGTCGCGCCTGAAAACTTTTCCGGTCGATGGTGTTACATCGGTCCAATCTGAAGCATTAGCAGCCAGATAGGAGCGGAGCTGATCGAGATAAGCATTCCCGGTATTTCTGTTGCGTTTTACGAGAATTGCAATCCGATCTGCATCTGCCGGTTTTCGCTCGGTGTCGTTGTTGTAACCTGCCGCGGTCGAAGTAAAGAAAAGACCGTTGTCTGTCAGGTCTGCGCCACTTTCTTCCATAAGCAGGGCAGAAGCCAGGAAAGCAATGGGTTTTAGGATATACGGAAGTATGGCTTTTACTTTTGCGTCCGGATTTGTCTTTACCATCTCCGATTTTACGAAAGCAAAAGCAGTTGATCCCAGGATGGTTGAGATTTCGGTATCTTCAATCAATTGCATATGAGGCTTCATCCGTAGGAATGTCAACCGGCTTTTATTTATGAAAACGATTTCATTGAAAATATCAGTTGTCGGGATAAAAGCTGATTTATTCAATGTGTTGGCAGATGATGCAGCGAATTCTCCGAAATCGGCAATGTTCGTTTCAAGGTATTGAAGCACCGTATCGAGACCATTGAAACCATTCGTGCGAAAATAGGTTTTGAGGTTTTCTTCCTGGTATTTAAAAAGACCTTTTACCGAAGTTGATTCTGTCCGTTTGAACCCGCCATCAGAGATGTGAGCATTCAATAGATCGAACCCGATCCAGTAGGCAATATGGATAGCTGACGATTGAACCAACCGGAGCAATTCTGTGGTTTTTTGCTGTACTGCGGTTGGATTGGAAAGAGTCTCAATTTCGTAAAATTCTTCCAGTTCCTCATACATCGCGACTCCGATTACTGGCATCAAATAATCGCGCTCGGCGTTTAGAATATGAGGAGCGACACTGTCGAAATCGGATGAGGAGCTGACTGGAAGAAATTCGCGGATCTCCTCCATTTTTTGGTTTTTGTCTTTTGAGAATAACATGTTTTTAAAGGATTACACGGATTACATTGAAAAAGAATTTCACGGATTAAGACGAATTTCACGAATTAGCTTAGTGTTTTGGTGGTACCGGAGCCGGTGTCGAGCGTAGTGAGAACCGTATTCCGGAAGCGCCATTCGATATCTTCTTCAGCACCGTTGTAGCGGATGAAAAGCTCAAGCGGATCGAGCAGATCCTGACGATCGAGCCAGCAGTTGGCTATATTGACCAGGTATGCTTCACGGATATTACTTCCTCCCTGGTTCCCGGCATAGGTTCCACCTGGCATCCCTGCTCCCAGGACGTTGGGATTAACCATGATCGAAAACATGATTTCGGAGTTGGCTGCAGCTGAAGTTACAAGGTTCTGTTCGTTACTCAGTTTGTTTTCGAGCGGTTTGATAATCCATTGTTCTTCTGCTCGACCGTTTTGCGGATTAATCTCAAAGAAAGTGAAGATCGGTTTATCGGCATTGTCGGTACCACAAAGGTTTGCTTCAATACTGTCCATATAGTTTTCGATAGACTGCTTGCGTGAGTCAGTATCCGGAAACTCTGTTTTGGGGAACTGCTTATCCCAGAAAGCATACGGAATCTGAATATGCCATTTCCAGGTAATCTGATTCTCATAGGCTTTTTTCAGAAAGGATGGCACCTTTTTGGCAATGTCAATCCATCCTGCAAGATATGCAGCCCACCAGATGGCAGAACTGTAATACTCACCATTGCCCCAACTGTCCCGGATCACATAGATAAACGATTTTCCTGCAACCTTATTCCCATAGCGGCGGCGTTGCAGATCGGCAAACGGATCGTATTCATCAAGTACATCATAAACCTGGTAAAACCCTTCACCTGGAGTATCGGGCCATTTTCCGGAAACAACACATTGAGTAATTACTCCATTCTGATCGGCCATGCTTAACCTGCAATACTTTGCATTGATGGTATTGATCCCAACTATCTGACTGCCATCTGCATTCATGAGTATTTGCACAAAGGCACAACCAAACTTCAGGTAATCGCGCAAAGCCTTGGACATAAATCTGCGGATTAGCCTTGAATTGGCAAGTGTGATCAGCGATTTATCCTTCACACGTTCAAGAATCTCATTGCCCTGCTCATCGTAATCGGATACCTTACAGGCAAAAATACCCTGACCCATCGTGAAGTTGCGCGTAAACTTCAACCCTGTATTGAGAACGCCAACACTGTTAATGATCTCATCGGCCTTTTTCGGAAAATCGTTGGCAGATCCCCATGCCGATACCTGGATATTGCCGACAGTCAGTTTATCCTCATCCGGATTTTTAGGCTGTGAAGTGTTTTTAGATTTTTCGGCAGGTGTGCCGGTGGTGGTTGCCTGGTAGCTTTTCCCGTAAGCAATTAACGGAACACCCGATTTATTGAATAGGATATCTGCCATTACAGTCTGATTTTTTTGCCGTTCCACTCAATAATCCCATCGATATGAACAGGTGTAACATGACCTGAAGCATTATTATAGTTGTCCATGGGAAGGACACCGCGCATACGGCTGTCTTTACCCTTGAAGGGAAGTCCAGCGGCTACAGCACGAGGAATAAAGACGAGTTCGCCATTTTTCTTAACGAACCTGATTGAAAAAGTAACTTGGTTACCTTCAGGGGTTTCCTTAATCTCATACTCTTTAAGCGCAAGGTTTCGTCGGATGGATAGTTTTTCTGCCATAATTTTCTTTTTGGAGTAAAGATATCAAGCAGGGACGGGGAAGGGAAAGGACAAAAAAGCTTCCTGATGGAAGCCCGGATAATTTTAAGAAATTTAATATAAAATGATTCTGCTAAGTGTTGAAAAATAGCGGCCCACGTTATGGCAAGTGCGGGAATAAATTGTTGCTCAATTGTCTGCCAGTACAAATGTATGTAAAGATTACAAAAGTTTCAACTTACACGCAAACCCGCATTTGTTATAGCGTTAGTTATGCGTTCGTGCTTTTTTGACTAATTAACTTACTATTTAATAACAATAGTTTAGTTCAGATTTGAGAAGAACGCCGTCAGCTTGGTCACCATAAACCTCAAAATAGTATTCTTTATCTTTTGGAAATAATAGTACTTGGTCAATTGGATATGTAGTTTCTTCTCTTAAATTGTCATATATTACCCATCTTGGAGTAAAACTTTTCACTATTGGATTTTTAGGGTCAGGGCTGTGGTTATCCTTTGCTGTCACCCTAAATGCGGTCCTGTTTGAACTGGTTGTTGGAATTATTTTTATTATCCCTGTTAGGTGAAGATAAACAGTTTTTCCTTTTGTATTGAGAAGCGGGCTACCCGAAATTCTTGCTTCACTTTTAATCAAGGTACCTTTTATAGCAAGGGTATTATCTAAATATTCTTTAGGAGGTTCAATTAAAGGCTTGAATGAATACTTTAATCCACGTCCAATGCCTGAAATATTAATGACGAAATTATCATCACCTTTAACTGTAATTGCTTGTCTTAAAGTCGAATTTGTAATTATTTTGGATGTATTTAAAAGTAAATTCTTTTTTAAAAAAGCTCCGTTGTTACTTACTTTGATTCTTGAAGTGTCTATGTCAAACTCGAGCTTCCCAACAGTTATGATACTTCCTACAACATCATCATATTGAGCACACAAATTAAAAGTATTTGGATTTGAAGTATGTTCAATCCATAATATAACTACGCCTTGGTTCATTGTCTGAATACAATTATTCCAAGATTTAATTATTTCTGGTTCTATTTTTTGAATAGTTTGAGATAGCTTAGTCTTTTCCGCTAAGGTCTGACTATTATAAGTTTCAAGATAATTTTTAACTTGCTGAAATCCGTTTTCATCTTGACTGTAACCCAAGCCAACAATAATATCATCAATTGGAACTGTAACGTTAAAAGTGGAACTTTTCGCTTGTTGATAAGTTTGAATATTTTCACTTTTGAACCAATTGATAAAGGACTGCAATCTCTCATTATTAAAGTCAGTCGAAGTATAATTATAAATTCCGTGTTGAAGAATTTGAGAGCAATCTATTTGCGCAAGTAATACAGTATGAAAACAGATTAAGTACCCAAAAGTCAAAATTAGTTTTAGAATTCCATTTGCTTTTGAATTTGGCATAAAAATTTCGTCAGTGATTATAGTGCTGACTCCGCACAGTTTTTAGTATACCTATTCTGGTCTGTTTTCGTTATCCCCGTTTTTTTTATTTTGTTCATTCAGTATTAAACAGTTTGGAGTTCGCATTGTTGACCAAGCCTGACGCAGTACAATTCAATAGACGCAAGCAGTTGCATCTATTTGCGAAATCAGAATAGAAAACGAAACCAGTTTGTTTTATTCAGTCCAAATACGAATAGTTATTTATTTTTGTTTCATATTTAAATGAGATTTTAAAAATATTTTTTCTACCCTTATAACCTAGGTCAATATTGAAAAAATAAAGCAGTGTAAATATTTGATTAATAGCTAATTTAATACACATATTTTCTTCCTCTCTCACGACCAAAAAAAGGGAGCATTGCTCCCTTTACTTTAAAGGCTGATTTGCTCTTCAACCTCTCTGACTTTCACATCTAATGTGCAATTCATTTCTTCAGTATTGTTTTCCAAATATTTAAAGAAGGGAGTTTCCTGATGAACTTCCTATGAAGTATTGCTTTTCGAAATACTAATTTCCTGTCAACGAAGCACCGAAACCTGACTTGCCGGGTAGTTTGCTGTTATAGGGCGGTTTCTTGTTCATCACTAAGACTTCTCAACTTTTCAACAAAACTATTTCGAAAAGTTACTTTTCTGTAGTTTTAAACTTTTTCCCATTCATCAAATATCTTTTCGATAGTTTGGTTTAACTCGTTTAATATCTTTAGATATTCTGATTGAATAAATTTCTCAATCGGAATATCCGGAATGAAATCCGGTTCTCGTAAACAGTCGTATTGGTTCTCCAATATTTTGATTTTTTCTCTAATCTCTTTTTTAAAGTATGGATAATTGACTTTGACTTTTGCGAAAAAGAACTTTTTCATTATGTAGATGAAATCTTGTCTTACATTATCTGGTGGATAATACATGGAATATGCTCTTGAAATGAATTCATATAATTCAAGGTATGCTTGAAATTTTTTTTCATCGTATGTTTTCAGTTTTTCAAGTTTAATTTCACTTTTCCTCCTTGATTTTTCTTTTAATTGATTTGCCAATATTATCAATAATGAACCTGTCGTTACGGAGAAAAGAGATATCAACCATTCTTGATTTAATATTTCCATTTTTTCAATCATTTTGCAAATTTAACAAGTCATTGTTGGGTAGAATATTTTTATAAATTTATCAAATTGCCGGATAACCAGATAATAAAGCTGTATTATGCTGCTCGGAATTTTAGATATTATATTGGCAAATTTAAGATTAAAGAATTTATTTTTCAGGTTATTTTTGATTTTTTTAACGTTATTTGACATATTTTCTTTCTCCCCAACGACCAAAAAAAGGGAGCTTTCGCTCCACTTTTTTCAAAGGCTGATTTGTTCTTCAACCTCTTTGACCTTTCCATCCAGTGTCCGTTTCATCTCGTCGATAACAGAGGTGATCACTGATGAATTGGATGTTTTGAACTCATTGCCGGCTGAATCTCTCAATAGAATCGTCGAGCTCATTGAATCTGCTCCGATGTGGAAGGTTTGTAATTTGCGACGTGATTCGTTCAATGTTCTCCAGCGGTCGATCAGCATCGTCAGATCTTCAACCCTTTGGATCTTCTCATCGAGAGTGAGTCGGCGTGGCTCTTCGATCTCGTTTTTAACAACAGTCATTACCGGAGCTGCAACAGCTTCAACGGTTTTTACTTCAGCAACTTCAGCAGCAACATTGGCTGTGTTTTCAGCAACATTTGATTTACCCATGATTTTTACGCCGCTGCCCTGCGGTCTTATATTGGCATCTGGCTCGCCGTTAGAATTAAATTTCGGGCAATCAACATTGAGCCGGGCGGATTCTTGTCAAGGGTGAATGTCAGTTTCAATACAATAATGGATGATCACAAACGGGAAAGTGACCGAACACGAAGTGGCTTTGGTTGCTGCTCCTGGAACAATAATTCGCAGCGACCAAAGCCCCTTGACTTTTCCGATCCGGCGATCAATACCTTTGCCCCGTAATTTGAGTGTAACAAGGTATTTCTTCGCGTTTACAGGCAGGCAGGTTTTTGAAAGTAGTTGGGCGGGTTTTCTCAAAAAGCATCGACTAAAAAATTGATCCGCTATTTTTTTTGACAAAGCAGCACCTGAAAATGAATCAGTTCGTTGAATAGCTTTTAAAATTTAATCACTCTTAATTCTTTTCCATTAATTCGTGCCTGGCTGATCATATGCAATGTTCCCGGAGAATTCCCATCCCAGAAAGCGATTACATGGGTGCAGTCATTTAGCATCAGAACATTTCGTTTCATCCCTGCACTTTTCCCATGTAAATCCCAGTTGGCTTTATAGATAAGGATGGGAATGTTTTTCTCTGCTGCATATTTTTCCGCGCGCCGGTCCGTTCCTTTTGCGCCACCTGATATTATTGTGATTGATTTTGAATTGCTTAGTATGGTATCACATTTCACTTTGAACAATTCATAATCAGTAAAAGACCTTGATCCGATAATTGCAATTTTCATATTTTCTACCACTGCCTTGTGGATTTTTATTGGCACCTGGCTCGCCTGTTAATTTGAATCAAGCCATCATTGAGCCGGGCGGATTCTTGTCAAGGGCTCATGTCAGTTTCGGTCCCAACAGAATGATCAGATTTGCGAAAGTGAACGAGTACGAAGTACCCCCAGGCCCTTTACTTTTCCGCGCGGCGATCAATATCTTTGATGAAAATTGGAGGAGAGATCATCTTCTTTGTTTGCGGCTTAAACCTTTTCCTGCAATGACACGACCACAAAAAAAGCCCTGATCAACAAGGCTCTTTTCTGACTTAGAATGGTAAATCTTCTTTTTTACCTTTGGCAGGAACTTTTTTGGATTTATTTGCCGGTTTCCGGGAAGGCGCTGCATCCTTACGTTTGGATTGAGGCTCTTCAACTTCTTCTTTCTGGCTTACATAAACGGTGTAGTCGCGTCCGAAATTGTCGGGAGTTTTCATTTTGGCGACTTCGAAGGTGACATACTCGACGCCATCGTATTCGTAGGCGTATTTTACAAGATCTTCCACTTTACAGGTAACCTTGGCAATTGATAATCCGGCAACTTGTTTTCCTTTTCCAATGTAGTTTTTTACGAAAGTTTTCATAACAGCAAAATTTAAGTTTAAAAATTATATGCACGTGATCAGTGAAGCATGGAGGGGCAGTCAAAGAGGAACTGGAATACCGGACTGAACGCAGGGAGGGAGGATATGCCGGGAAAATCCTTGAATGAGGGGACCGGAACCTGGAGTGATGAGCTAACTTAGCATAGAATTTCAAACAAATTCTGTCAGGAAGGCTTGGCGGAAAAGTTTGGGAAAAGGAATTTGCCGGATGCTCATGCCGGAGTAATGTAAAGGCGAAGTTCAAGATGCCGAAGCTGGCAGTGGTGTTACCTGATCGCTGAAAACACTCCTGTCACCGGATGCATTATACCTTGTAAGCCAGGAGTTGAAAGCTGCCAAACAGATAAGGATGGTTCCCGGACCAAAACCGGAAAATCAAAATGAACTGCCGGTGATTGGATTTCTATTCAGCAGAAATTGCCGTTGATCAGGGCTAACCAAACAGGGGAGCTCATTCTTCTCCCACGACCAAAAAAGGGGAGACCCCTTTTCTTTTAATTTACCAGGCATATGGATTTCCATTGCCGGAATAGACCTCTTCATCAGCCACCGAAGAGAGAAACTGACGGTACGGTGCATCGCCACAATTGGTGCAAAACACTTCGCGTGATGATGGCCAGTAATAAATGGTCGCTCCCTTCTTGATTTTAGTTTTGCATTTGGAGCAACTGGATGAGAATTTGGCACTGATCTGCCGTGGATCATTTGAATAACGCGTCATTTTATTTGCCTCTGCCTTGAGGTCTTATTTTGGCACCTGGCACGCCGGTTGGATTTTGTAAGTATATTTTCAACTGAATCAACTATAAAACCTTTATCCCTGTGATGGATAATGGTCGGCAGGTCAGAAAATCCCATGCTGACGTAGGTCAGAAGGATATTGCACCAATAGCCGTTTTGCCATTCACCTTCAACCGATTCAACGCCGAATCCGAAGAGCACCTGGTTAAAAGCGCACATTTTCTGCTCATTGAGTGTCGGTAGATGGTAGCACTGACCAATCCAGAATTGCACACTTGAGAATTCTTTCGGATCGAGTTGATTGGAGAGAATCAGTTTTATCGTTGATTCCTGTTGTTTGGTAAGATTCAGAAGTTTTAAATTCATGTTGGATGCTCATACCCTTGAGACTTATTGCGGCACCTGGCACGCCGGTTGGTTTAATCTTCGTCGGGAAACAGAATCGTGATAGCAGGGGAAGGATCATTCAGATCGAGCGGGCCAATCACCGCTTTGAGGGTAACTTCCCTGAGGAGCCGGTTACCTTCGCAGACCTTTTCGTATCGGGTCCAGTTGCCGGCATCGGGAAGCTGACAGCAGAACTGGAATTTCAATTCAGCCGAATTTGATTTCCGGGCCTGCATCGCAAACATGTAAAGGATGTCCCAGAGCCGGGCATTTTCGTCCTGGTGCGCCATCCCTTCAGGAACCACCACATATTTGTCATAGACGCCCCGGGTGAAGAATACCGGAAAGATGATTCCCGCTTCTTTTGCTAGCTCCGGGAGAATTGGCACCTGGTACCCATCCGCAATCGCTTCTGCACGGGTGTAACTTGCAATAATTTTCCAATCGTTCGAATCCATTGTTTTATTGCCGCTGCCTTGCGGACTTATTTTGGCATCTGGCACGCCGGTATATTTTGTGAGATTTATTATTCAGAGTAAGCCTTCGTCGGCCATTGAGAGAAACGAGTCAGTGGTCATAATCAGGTGATCCAGCAGCGGAATATCGAGAATCTTACCGGCTTCTTTTATTTGCCGGCTGATCTTTCTGTCCGCATCACTTGTTTCGAGGTTCCCCGACGGATGATTGTGGGCAAGTATCAGCGAGGTGGCACAGGCTTTTAAGGCAACCTGGAAAACCACCCTGACATCGATTACCGCACCGGTCATTCCTCCTTTTGAAAGCTGGTGATATCCGAGGATCTGGTTCTGTCGGTTCAGCATCAGCATATAACTGAATTCAATGTGATCGTAAGCCGGCCAGATTGCTCTGAATGCATTGGCAGCATCCATCGAGCCGGTTATTTTCAACCGATCTTTTGCCTTAATGTGCGAGGAATAAGAGATTTGTACTTCTGCTATAATTTCCGGAATCATTGAGTTTTACCACTGCCTTGTGGATTTATTTTGGCATCAGGCCCGCCGTTACAGTTAAATTTCGGGCAGACCAGATTGAGCCGGGCGGATTCTTGTCAATGGGTGAATGTCTGGTTTTTACAAGGCAGTGGTGGACAGGCAGAAGAGAGAAGGAAAAAGCTGACCGAACACGAAGTGGCGGCGGTTGCTGCTCTGAAAATAATTATCCGCAGCAACCGCCGCCACTTCGTGTTCGGTCAGCTT